GACCAGTTGGTCCTTGGAAGAAGTGATCCCAGTATTTTGCCCAAGGTAAGTCATCACCTTCGACTGTAGGTAAGAACCTAATAACGGCATAACCGTTACCTGCTTTATCTACTGAGGGTTTCCACATACGATCGTCGCCGTATGATTTCTTTTCTTTAGTGCTGCCAGCCGCACCTACTAGTGAACTCATGTCACTAGCTTTCGCTTTTAAGTCTGCAAAACTCATGGTCTATCTCCTTTAATTATTATTATAAATTTGTATCATTGTATATTATAACATACTTTTTGCAAAAGTACATACCTATTTGAAAACATCAACAATAATATTTTTAAACTTACTGTCATCAAACTTCAAAAAAGATTGATACTTTGATATCTTCTTAAACAAATCAGGCCACAAGATAGTCTCTGTGATCTGCTCGTTTGCCTTACTAATAAACCCAGTCAAGCGGTTTACTATACACACAGTCTCTAATGAAACCGTGCCTTCTAGATGAAGCTGGATAATTCTTGGATATGTATCTTCTATCTCCAAGAGATCATCAAACTTTACATCTGAAATCTGTTCTAACTCATTCCTAAATACATAAGACATACTATCTATAACCTTTAGGAAGTTAGTATAGGTATCTTCGTCTCTGATCATATCACCACTATACTTATTACCTGCTACTTGATGTGCAGCAAAGTACAATACAATATCATCTCTACTCTTAAACCTTTTACCTATCTTTGTTAACTGAAATTTATCTGGCCTTTTCCAATAGGTCTTCTCAGTTACATTTGTTTTAAAATTATACTTAAAGCAATCGTAAGTTCCATTGAAATGGAGGTTAACTGCGTTATGTAATGTAAAGGCCTCATATCCTGTCATTCTCATATAGGTAACACATAGGTTGGGTTACCCCCTTGTAATAAGTTAAGTTCCTTTGCTTCGAACTCAACGTGTTCTATAATCTCCTTAGAGATAAGTTTCTTACTGTCTCTAAGATCGATCTCGTTGTCCTCACATACCTGTATAACAGCATCTATATAATTGGTACCTCTGTGAGTACGAACAAATGTTTCAACTAAACCTGAGAATGACTTCTTATTAATATCATCCATTATTTCTGTATCCCGTCTTTGTCATAAGCCGGATTCAGGGTTTTCCAATACATTTGTTTCTCTTCGTTCTCACCATAGAAGTCTAATGACCATACACCTTCACGTAGATATGTTTCACAATGGTTCTTATAGATCCTTGCTGATTCATACTTCGCTTGTGCACCTCTCTCGCCACGATGAATGGCTTGACGTAATGCTGATAGTTTCTCTTTAGTAGACTTAATGTATAGTTTAACATTAACTAAAGATAATCCATGGTCATCATCAAGTGCTTGAACATTATCTGCAATATTTTTATAAGTTGCAGGTTTCTTTGCAGCTCTAGCCTTTGCTAAGTTAGCTGCCGCAGCTGCTCGCTGCTCTTCACTCATCTTACGTCTTGCCATAATATATTCCTATTTGTTTGTTGATACATCTATTATAACATAGAATGTGTCAATGTACATACTAACCTTTATATATTTTTTGTATGTGTGTTTCAAATGCTTCTACCTTGTCTACTCTTCCAGGCCATTTAATATATTCCTTCTCAGGATTAGCCTTTAAGTTATTGAGTAGTGGTGTAATAGCGTTGTATAATGTGTCTAGCTTGTCTTGTGCAGACGTACTAGCTGTTGTAGCTGACGCTAATTCTTGTGAGACATCTAAATCTGCCTCATCAACCAGCGTAAAACCGAAATCAAAATCTGCCATGTTATCCCTTAAGTAATTTTATACCCTTAGTCCAGTTATCTGCAGCGTCTTCTACATAGCCTAATGCTTTATAAGGAAAATCCTCTTGCATAATTCTGTTACCGTGTGGGTCTTTATATGTTATCGAAAAGAATGAATGTTCGCCATCCATTCCTGTTACTACTTGATAAATCTTTGCTACACTACCATCTTCCTTATAGTGCTCGCTCATTAATTTTGTGTTGTTCATGATCTCTCCAATAAAATAAGGTTGGGGACCCAGAAGATCCCCAGGAGTTACTATGTTACCATAGTTCTTTTAAAACAATAGACTTGCTTTAAGTGAAGTTGTAGCATCAGCGCTATCAACTTGTGACCAAGATGCAGTCCATATACCACGAGTTAACTCAATAGTTTTCGTAGTGACTGGAGTTGCTGCGTCAGTCTTATTCCAAGTACCTTTAAGAGTACCTAGAGTACCAAGAGCACGTGAGACAGATACTTGATTGTCATTCGTTGCTCCAGCATTTCTATCCATAACTGCTTCAAGACCTAAACCAGCAACAGTTGTACCAACCGTAATTTCTGAGTTATGTCCTGCAGTTACTTTGTTATGTACCACTTTAGCTGTAACACCTGCAGATGTAATAGATCCAGTAGTTTCTCTTGTCTCTGCTGCAACATCCGTTACTGCAAGAGCGATACCACCAATTGTTCCACTAGCATCAATAGTAGTGTTACCACCACTTACTTGACTAAGTCCAACTGTGTATGCACCAAGAGTTGTTGATACACTGATCTTAGTTGAATCAGGATCATCACCTGACCAATCACCAATCTTAAATGTTAGTGGACCTGTTGCAGTTTCAACATACATATCGTCTACACCAAAGTCTTTATCAAGAACTACCGTTACCGATGAGTTTCCTGATGTGCCTTTCATTGTAGTATGTATGTCTTGTGTATAAGCACCGTGTGAATCTAGTGTTCCCTCATACAAACCTGATAGACTTATACCAGCAAACGTAGTCGCGGATACTATCATTGCCGCCGTCGCGACCATTAGTTTTTTAAACATATTATTTCCTTTTTTATTTAAACAAAAATATCTTTTTTAGAGTGAAGATATAGATCACTGAGAACTATTTATATACTTTTTATATAGTAGTTCTTCTTTTTCATAAGCTTCGACTTCGTCTAACTCACGATTTTCGTGTAGCTGTTGTACATGCACCATTTCGTGACATACTGTAATGATAGCTTCTTTGAAGCCAAGATGAGTGTCAATTTCAATATCGTATTCATCGTCTTCAGCTGAATCTGTTGTCCAACCTTTTACATTGTCTTCACTTATATCTTCTTGCTCAATTGATACAAGTATTTCATCAGGAATATTTAATTCCTTTTTGCAAAATAACATAACGTCTTCTAATAACGCCATATGAACCTCCATTATTTATGACTCATACCACAGGGTGGGTCTAACTCCTTTCTTAAATCTTTAACTATTTGTTTACATTCCTGAGCACCAGTACTTATGTCGTACCTTTGATACCATTGCCCCATCATTCCCATTTGCTGAAGTTTTGCTTCAAGCGCTTCTAACATTTCGGTCGTCGACATGAAAGATCCCATAGTGATATAGGCTTATTTATACATATTGTTAACTGTAAAATGCCTCATAATCATTAGTTAAACATTCGCCATGAGCAAATGAATCACCATACCCTTTAAGATAATCTTCATGTTGTTTCTCTCCAACAGGATCACCCTTCATAGACTCAGGTAATTTTTGTGGTGTGTTACATTGCTCATTAGCTACCCAACCAGCAATGTAAAATCTGTTGTTGGCTCTTAGGTGTTGCTCTCTATTTAAACTCATACTCTTAAACTCCTGTAATAATTTCATAAACATCTTTCCAAGTTTTTGCCCGCTCACATTCGTAAGAGCAAGTTTGGTTCCAAGCATGATCTATAAGGATACCTTTTAAACCAGCGTCGTTACCCATACCAATGTTAGCAGCTTTGTCTTCAATCCAGAAACATTCAGTATTTTCCCACTCTTTGAGAGCTTCGTCTTTGTCCTGACCAGTGTTTAAGATAGTAAAGCCATCCCACATAGTATCACCGAAAACATTTCTCAAGTTCTCTTTCCGATACTCTTGAGCAAGTTTACAGTTAGTCTGTGAAGTGATCACATGGAAAATGTAACCGTGCTCTTCGTGTAACTTCCGAA